TATCTCATCAAGTGGAAGCATTGGAGTCCTTTTGAGATGGTGAACATTTGTTTGGAAATTGAAACCACCCGTGACATTGCCAGACAAATTCTTCGGCATCGCAGTTTCAGTTTTCAGGAATTCAGTCAACGATATGCTGACCCTGTGAAAGAATTGACATTTGAAACCCGTAAGGCAAGATTACAGGATGTGAAGAATCGGCAGAATAGCATTGAGACTGAAAACGAGGCCTTGCAACAGGATTGGGAACATCACCAGAACATTGTGATTCAACAAGCCAAGTTGGCCTATGAGTGGGCCATGCAACATGGTATTGCCAAGGAAGTGGCACGTGCTGTGTTGCCTGAGGGATTGACCACGTCCCGTATGTATATGAATGGCACTTTACGAAGCTGGCTTCACTATATAGATATACGTTCTGACAAAGCCACACAAAAGGAACACCGAATGATTGCTTGGGAATGTGCCAAAGTGATTGCTGAAATCTTCCCATTCATAAATAACTTTTCACATAATGAGACTGAGTGATATGCAAAATGATGTTCAGATTTTTATGGAAGCATGTGGTCAAGCAGTACATACTAGACCTAGTTTCACCGATGAGAATTACAAGCAAGCTGTCCTGTATTTAAACTTGATTCAAGAGGAGATGGCGGAGTTAGAAGAAGGATTTGAACACCAGGACATAGTAGAAACAGCAGATGCTTGTGGCGATTTGATTTGGGTGATTCTCGGTCTGTGCAATACCTTAGGAATTCCTATGGGTTCTGTATGGCAGGAAATCACCTCATCAAACATGAGCAAAACTGTTGATGGTCAAGTCATCCGCCGTGAGGATGGCAAGATTTTAAAACCCAACACATATTTTCCTCCCAACATTCACCGAGCACTACAGCTCCAGGATCCGACCCATGAGTAAGATGGAATTACCAGCCAAGATTTTATCAGACATCACTGTGTTCATGAAGTATGCCAAGTTCAACGACAAAAAGAATCGTCGGGAGAATTGGAAAGAATTGGTGGACAGAAACAAGAAAATGCACTTGGAAAAATTTCCCAATTTGAAAGAGGAAATCAATGAAGCATATAAATTTGTCTACGATAAAAAGATACTTCCTTCCATGCGCAGTTTGCAGTTTGCTGGGAAACCTATTGCCATTAACAATGCTCGTTTGTATAATTGCTGTTTTCTACCTATTGACCACGTGGATGCCTTTTCAGAAATCATGTTCCTGTTGTTGTCGGGAACAGGCGTAGGATATTCAGTTCAACAACATCATGTAGAAAATCTTCCTGAAATCAACAGGCCTACAAAGAATCGTCGATATCTTATTGGCGATAGCATTGAAGGCTGGGCTGATTCTGTCAAGGTGTTGATGACAGCCTACATGAAGGGCAAGGCCATGCCTGTGTATGATTTCTCTGATATTCGTGAAAAGGGTGCGCCTCTCATCACATCAGGTGGCAAGGCGCCTGGGCCTGAACCATTGAAAGATTGTCTCCACAACGTTCAGAAAATTCTGGACAGGAAACAAAACGGTGACAAACTCACCACACTAGAAGTGCATGACATTCTGTGTTACATTGCTGATGCTGTATTGGCGGGTGGCATTCGTCGGTCAGCCATGATTTCATTGTTTGACATTGATGATGATGAAATGCTCACATGCAAGTTCGGCAACTGGTGGGAACAAAACTCACAACGTGGTCGCGCCAACAACTCTGCTGTGATTGTTCGTTCCAAGGTGGAAGAAGAAGTGTTCTTTGATTTGTGGAAGAAGATTGAAGCCTCAGGATCAGGTGAACCTGGATTCTTTTTCACCAATGACAAAGATTGGGGTATGAATCCCTGTGCTGAAATTTCACTTCGCCCCTTTCAGTTCTGTAACTTAACAACCATTCACGCAGGTGATGTGGCATCACAAGAAGATTTGAATGCACGTGCCAAGGCGGCAGCATTCATTGGAACATTGCAAGCATCATATACAAACTTTCACTATCTGAGAGACATATGGAAGAGAACAACAGAGAGAGAAGCCTTGATTGGAGTATCAATGACGGGGATTGCATCGGGTGGAGTTTTGAGATTGGACATGAAGGAAGCCGCAAACATTGTGAAGGAGGAGAATCAACGTGTCGCAGCTTCAATTGGTACGAACCCAGCAGCTCGTTGCACCACGGTGAAGCCTGAGGGCACATCCTCATTGGTGTTGGGTACATCATCAGGCATTCATGCCTGGCACAACAAGCACTACATTCGTAGAATTCGTGTAGGCAAGAATGAAAGCATCTACAACTATCTGGTGAACAATCATCCTGAACTGGTCACAGATGAATATTTCAAGCCCAACATTCAAGCTGTGATTGAAGTACCACAAAAGGCACCTGAAGGTGCTGTCACACGCCAAGAATCTGCGTTGGATCTGTTGAAGCGTGTGAGCAAAGTGTGGAAGGAATGGGTGAAGCCAGGACATCGTAAGGGTGCCAACAAGAACAACGTATCAACTACAGTATCCATCAAGGCAGATGAATGGGATGAAGTGGGTCGTTGGATGTGGGACAATCGTGACAACTTCACAGCTCTTTCAGTTCTTCCATACTCAGACCACAGTTACATACAAGCACCATTTGAAGATATTGATGAAGCCACATATCTTGAAGCTGTTCAGGTGCTACACAACATCAATCTGGATGATGTCAAAGAAATGAATGATGAAACCAATTTGCAAGGTGAAGCCGCCTGTTCAGCCAATGGTTGTGAAGTGTCATATTGAAACAAATTGAACCGAGCATCAAGGAGCTAATATGGCAACAGATTTAATTACCACTGAAGAATCTAATAATGAATTCACCTTAACTACTAGTGATTTAAATATTACAGTACCTGTCATAGTGGATGCTACTTTATCAGTGGATGGTGCTGTATCAATAGATGGTGCTGTATCAATAGATGGTGCTTTATCAGCAGGCAGCACCACCATCACTGGTAATGTAACCACCACAGGCAATCTCACAGTAGGCGGTAATGCTGCCTGGGCTACATCTATTGTGGGCGTAACCAAGTTGTTTGATATTGAACATCCTACTAAACAGGACATGCGCCTTCGTCACGGCTGTTTGGAAGGTCCTGAATATGGAGTGTATGCCCGAGGCAAAACTTCTGAAGGCATCATCCCTCTTCCTGATTACTGGTCAGGTCTTGTAGATGAAAAAACCATAACCGTGCACCTCACACCTACCAACATGGATCAAACCTTGGTGGTGAACAATGTGAACGGACTAACAATACAAGTGCTAGGAAATTGTCGCCTGCCGTATTACTATTATGTGATGGCAGAACGCAAAGATGTCTCCAAGATAGAAGTGGAACAAAATGCATAAAATCATTGTTTGTCTAGTCTGTGAAGCAGAATTCACCATCAAGCATGATATGGATGATAACCATTATAGAGCTGAATTTTGTCCTTTTTGTGGTGAAATGTTGGAAAATGATGAAGATTATGAATATGACATGGATGAGGTTGAAGAATGATTTGGTTGGCAATATTTCTCTCACAAATTCTTTTCAACATTTTGAAAGTGTTGGAAATACGTTATACTTTTGAGGACAACACCCACAAGTTGTTATTGAATAGTGTTTGGATGGCATTGGCATCTTTAGCCTCCATGTTCTGGTCTTTGGATGAGTTGATGAAGGGCAATTGGATAGTGGTACCCATCTATGTATTGGGAAATCTGGTGGGTAAGTATGTTGGTATGAGTGTGGACACCGATAAAAAACATCCTTTTTCTTTACTATAATGAAACATCTTGTTACCATCATCATCCCTTGTAAGAATGAAGAAAAATATATTGGACATTTACTTGATTCTCTGTCACAACAAATGGGTATCGGAAATGTTCGCATCATTATCGCAGATGCCGATAGTACCGATAATACTATCAATGTTGTAAAGTTATACGAGGATGTGTTGAACATTGAAGTCATCAAAGGGGGACCTGTATCAGTAGGACGAAATAATGGTGCAAAATTAGCAACTACTCCATACATTTTATTCTTGGATGCTGATGTACGATTATTTCATCCTTCTACCATCTATGATGCCGTAAACAAGATGGTGGCATTTAAGTTGGACTTGGTGACGGCAAATATTAAGAACTATGGTCCGCACCTTCGGGCATCATTTCTGTTCTGGAAATTCAATCTCGTTAATAAGATTCTAGCAAAGAAAACTCCATTTGCTATCGGAGCATTCTTCCTAACTCGTCGTAGTAAGTTTGAAGAAGTTGGTGGGTTCCCAAACAAATACGAAACATCAGAAGATTATATTTTGAGTCAGCAGTATGACCCAAAGAAGTTTATGATTATTGACCACTACTTCGGTCAAGACGAACGACGATTCACCAAGTTGGGATACCTTGGTATGATGTGGTATATGACCGTGAACTTCTTCAACAGAAATAACCTTAAGCACTTCGAGAAGGCAAAAGTGAACTACTGGAACTAATATGAAGCACTATAAAGCCATTATCGTATCCGATGTCCATTTAGGAACTGAAGATTGTAAAGCCGTTGAATTTCTATCGTTCTTGGAAAAACATCATACTGATATTTTAATCATCAACGGTGACTTCGTGGATGGCTGGTCTTTGTCAAGGGGTGCCAAATGGCGCAGTAAACACACCAAGGTGATATCCAAAGTGTTAGACATCTCCAGAAAAATCCCTGTGGTCTGGATACGCGGAAATCATGATGAGTTCTTGCATGAATTCATGCACATGCATCTTGGCAAGTTACAAGTAGAAGAAAACTACATCCTTGACTTGGGCGAAGGCAAGAAGTATTTCATCTTCCACGGAGACATCTTGGACGTGTTTGTTGCCAAGTGGAAATGGCTTGCCAAGATTGGGTCTAGTGGTTATGAAATTGCCCTTAGATTGAACACCTGGTATAACAAGTATAGAGCATGGAGAGGGCTTCCTTACTATTCCATTTCCAAAGATATTAAGAATGGTGTGAAGGCGGCAGTCAACTACATCACAGACTTTGAGGTTGGAGCAGCAAAGTTAGCACAACAACACAATTGTTCAGGTGTCATCTGTGGACACATTCACAAACCAGAAGATAGACAAATTGCCGGCATACATTATTTGAATTCTGGAGATTGGGTGGAAAACCTCACCGCCATCTTGATTGACAATGACAACAACATTCAGGTCAAGGAGTTTCATAAATAGTTGAGTCTCATTGAGGATTCAACTATGTGGTTATATGAAAACAAAGAGTTTACTGAAGTACCTGACAACATCATTGGATTTGTGTATCGAATCACCAACTTAAAAACAGGACGACAGTACATTGGAAAGAAATTATTTAGCTTTGCCAAAAGAAAGTCTGTTAAAGGAAAACGAAAGCGAGTCCGAGTGGAATCTGACTGGCGGGATTATTATGGAAGTAACAAAGAATTGTTACATGACGTTGAGACCCATGGACCTGATGCTTTCCAACGTGAAATCCTTCATCTTTGTGGTAACAAAGGACAGTGTAATTACATGGAGGCAAAACTTCAATTTCTCCATGGTGTGCTAGAGCACCCAGACAAATTTTACAATGAGTGGATTAGCTGTCGTGTCTCTGTGAAGCATCTTGCACAAAAGAAAACCCGTTAAGCTATGATACTTCTCACATTATTTTCTGCATTATTCATCAGCACCATTGCCGCATGGTTCTCCATTGCCGGCTTGATTGCCATCTTTCCAGGTGCCCCTGTGGCCGTGGGATTGATGGGTGCTGCCTTGGAGGTGGGCAAGTTGGTGTCTGCCAGCTGGATCTACCGATTCTGGAACAAAACCAACATCCTGATGAAAATGTATTTCATCACAGCCATTCTAGTGTTGAGTCTCATCACCAGTGTAGGCATCTTTGGTTATCTGACCCGAGCTCATGTGGAAGGCACTCAAGGCTTGGATGCCAACACAGAACAAATCACATTGTTGGATGAACAGATTGTGATGGAACGGGACAATGTGGCAGTTGCACGTCAGGTGTTGCAACAAATGGACGCTGCTGTGAACAACCTGGTGGGAGATGTGAATCGTGTGGAACGTGCCGTGCAGATTCGTAACAGCCAACGCCGTGAACGCACAGCTACAACTGCCACCATCACAGAAAGCAACAAGAAAATTCAACAATTACAAAAACAGAAATCAGAATTGAACGTGGGGCAACGCAAGCTGGAAGCTGAAGTGGGTCCCATCAAGTACGTGGCACAACTGGTGTATGGTACAGATGATGCCACCACATTGGACAAAGCTATACGATTGTTGACCTTGATGTTGATTTTTGTGTTTGATCCTTTGGCCATCTTGTTGGTGATTGCCGCCAATTTGTCCATGAAGAAACAACCAGAACCTCCCAAGCCCGTGGTGATACCTCCCACCAAGAACTTTGCTGATGCCGTGAACAAGTCAGAACCTGCCACCCGTGTGGAAAACACCACCAACATGGATATGGACTGGAATCCTGGCAGCTGGTTCAAAATTGTGAAATCTCCTAAGTCTAAGTGATTGAAATATCAGCACTTAACAGGTACTTGACAAACACAACAAAAACTGTTATATTTCATACATACTCTAAACACATGGAGGCAGTATGGCAATGGATGGCATCACAAAGGAAGGCATTCGTAACCTTCTTCGGAATTCAGTGGTCACGGTGACTTTCGCCAAGGCAGATGGTACTATTCGTGACATGAAGTGCACGTTGGTTGAGATGCTTCTGCCAGCACAAGAGCAAGTGAAGGAGTCTCATCGCAAGCACAGTCCAGATTCTTGCCCGGTCTGGGACCTAGAGAAGAAGGCTTGGCGGTCGTTCCGTTGGGACAGCATCAGCAAGATTACTCTCCTTGACCAAGAGGTGTACAGCAATGCCTAATCTTCATCTGGTTCTTCCTCCTGCTTCTGAGGCTTCCATGTTTTCAGATGAGCCCACCTGGGAGGGTACTGTGAAGAATTACGATAGTGAACTTCTTCGTGGATTGAATTGGCACAACTATTGTGCCTCAGAAAAGGATCTGATGAAGTACATGGAGCAATGGCTTCGTGAGATGCGCCCTGCCACTGCCAAGCAGGACATTCAGGCTTGGCGCAATCTTGGTGATGTGAAAGCTTCCATCTGTGTCATAGCTCGCATGGCATTGCAGGGATTCCCATTGAAAAGCACTCATTCACAGCTAATTCGTGACTATGTGATGAGCTTTGCCAACAAGAAGTCAACAAAGAAGGTGGCGGCTGTGGTCAGCAACAAGCCCAACATTCAGGACAGGATTCGCGCTCAGGTGTCCTCGGTGTTGGCTGAACTGGATGGCAAGATGGATGATGCCTTTGATGGTGATGTCCCAGCCTCAGATGACATGGTGGGGTTCATTCTCACCAAGAACCTGAAAGGTCCTCAACTGAAGCTGGTGCAGCAACATCTTCGCAAGAGTCTTGCCGAGTGGTATGCTGCCTATAATGGTGAGGATGAACAGCTGGTGGAAGGTTATGCCTATGTGGGCAAAAGAAATTTCAAAAAGATTATTGACACGTTCTCGGCTGTGATGGACAACATCTCACAGCAACAGACCAAGGTGAAGTCTCTCCGTATCAGGAAGAAGAAGCCTTTGGACAAGAAGAAACTGGCCAGCAAGATTCGTTTCAAGGCAGAGCATGAAGGCATCAAGTCACAGAATCCTGTGGACATCATTGGCGCCAACATGGTCTGGGTGTATGACACCAAGAAGCGCCGCCTAGGCTACTATGAGGCTGAGGTGAAGGACAGCCTGTATGTGAAGGGTCCCAAG